CCACTCGCCCAGCATCTCCTACAGCAGGGGAAGCTTACTTTGAAACGGATACTAATAAGATCATTGTTTATAATGGTACAACCTGGACGGAGATTGTTTCCGACGGTACTTTGGGTTCTTCCTTTAGTAATGCCTACAGTGTAGATTTTGATGGTACTAATGACTATATCCAACTGCCCAATGGCGTTCTAACTGCACTTTCAGGTACTGCCTACACGATAAGTGCGTGGTACAATTTAGATATTGTAGGGTATTATCCAATGATTTTTACTGCTAGTAGTAATTTGCAAGTATTCTTTAGACCTCAAACCCCACAGGTAGGACTAGAACTTTGGGTTAATGGATCGAGTCGGATAATTCAAAACACTCCATATAGTAGTGTGGGTTCATGGGTTCACGGTTGTATTTCAGTCGATACTACAGGCACAAGTACAATGTACATAAATGGTTCTAGTAATGCATCTGCCGCCAGTGTACCTCAAGTTACTAGCATCTCAAACCCTGTAATAGGTTCTCAAAATGGTTCGAATTACTTTCTTAATGGGTGTGTAGATGAAGTAGCTATTTTTAACTCTGCTTTATCTGCGTCTGATGTGTCAGATATCTACAACAGTGGAGTCCCAGCAGACCTCACTTCTTTAAGCCCTGTTAATTGGTGGAGAATGGGAGATAATGACAGTGGCACAGGTACAACAATTACAGACCAAGGTAGCGGAGGTAACGACGGTACACTTACAAACGGTCCTACCTTCTCCTCAAGCGTTCCTTCCTAACTTTTAAAATACTATGAGCAGACAATATGTAATATTAAACGCATCCGAAGTGGACACTGTTAACTTTGATGATGTACTAGAAACTAGTGTAGATACTCTTCGTTATAGCGTAGACGGTTCAGAAACCTTTGTTAAATATGAAGGACCTAAACCTAGAAGCCTATACGGAAAAGATACACTTTCACACACCGCTATGCTTACCGTATTAAATGGTGAAGCTTGGACACAGGAGATGGATATTTAATTAGGACTTACCTCCTATCATTAACAATAACTAAACACATATAATACTATGCCAGTAGATAATACATCTATATTCTATAAAATCGGTCAGTCTACAAAGTCTGCGATTGCTGTAGAAGAAACAAGAGCATTGGCTGCAGAAGCAGTCTTGCAAACGAACATCACCTCTGAAGCTTCCTCAAGAGCCAGTGCTGATACTACCCTTCAAAGCAATATTGACACTGAGGCTACAAGCCGAGCAAGTGCTGATACTACATTACAAAGCAACATCACTGCTGAAGCTTCTTCGAGAACTTCTGCTGACTCTGCTTTACAAAGTGAAATCGACGCTACTCAAAGTGGTGCTGGTCTTGGAACAGGTGGTTCTTATACTGCTAACTCCTCTACTAACTACCTTGCTTCCGTAGGTAACTTGGTTGCAGCTGATGAAGCTCTTGACTCACAAGCTAAAACAAATGCTGACGCTATCTCTTCTGAAGCTAGTTCACGTGCATCTGCTGATTCCGCTTTACAAGCTGAGATTGACGCAGAAGAAACAGCTCGTGCAGCAGCCGACAGTACTCTTCAATCTAACATTACTTCCGAAGCTTCTTCTCGTGCGAGTGCTGACTCTGCTCTTCAAGCTGAAATTGATGCTGAAGAAACTGCTAGAGCTTCCGCTGATACGACTCTTCAAAGTAACATTGATACCGAAGCAACCAGTCGTGCATCCGCTGACACAACCTTACAGTCAAACATTGACTCCGAGGAAACTGCTCGTATAGCTGCTGTTTCTGGTGAAGCTACTGCACGTAGTTCTGCTGATACAACACTTCAATCGAACATCGATAGTGAAGCTACAACAGCTCGTTCTGCTGAGGCTGCTCTTGATGCTGCTAAAGCTAACCTTAGTGGTGCTGCTTTTTCGGGTGCTGTAAGTGGTACTGATCTTACCCTTAGTGGTAACTTGACTGTTAACGGTACAACTACTTCCGTTCAAACAACTAACTCCGAGATTAAAGATTCGATTCTTTTAATCAATGACGGAGCTGGTGATTCTACTAACAACTCCAACGATGCTGGTCTTATTATCGAGCGTGGTTCTGGAGATGGTGGAAACATTGCTGCTATCTACGACGAAGGTCAAGATATGTTTGCTTTCTATAAAACATCCGCTGGTTCTACTTCTGTTGACATCTCTGATGATGACTCAAGTGCTGAACTTATCGACGTTAACTGTAACGACGTGGTTCTTGGAGACGGTAACAATCTTGGTGATTTAGCAGACTTTACTGCTGCAATGGCGTAAGACTGTCATGGCGAAAAGTAAAAAGAGTTCTTCTATTACGATTCGTCTTCCCGATGACTTACAAAAAGCAGAGGTCGCTGGTATAGCTAAAAAGTTAAATATCAGCACCTCTGCTCTAGTAAGTGGGTGGATCAACGAAATACTGAAGAGTTTAAAGAGAGAGAGTTAATATGAAAACGCAAGAAGAATTAGGTGAGTTACAAGTTCTACTAACAGATACTTTAAAGAAGGGTATCAAGCTGATGCACGTCACTGAGGAATATAATCCTTCCCTTCTTAACTGTGCTAGACAACTACTCAAGGATAACGATGTTGTTCTTATGAGCGGTAAAGATACTCCACTTAATGACTTGCTAGGAGAGGTTCTACCTTTCGAAGAAGACCCAGAATTAAAACAGAAACTATAACATCAAAAGAGAGATAAAGTAGGGTCATCGCTGAGTATTCGGAGGTGACCCTCTTTTGTTACAATGGCAAATAAACTAGCACAACTAAAAGACTTCCGTAACTTCCTGTACATAGTTTGGAAACACTTGAACCTACCTGATCCTACACCACTACAATACGACATAGCTGACTTCATGCAACACGGTCCTAAGCGATCTGTTATCATGGCATTCCGTGGAGTAGGTAAGTCCTGGATATGTTCTGCCTATGCTGTTCATCAACTCCTACTAGACCCCACTAAGAACATACTTGTTGTATCTGCGTCTAAGAACCGTGCTGATGACTTCTCCACCTTTACACTCAAGATCATACATGACATTCCTGTCTTACAAGGACTAATCCCTAAGAACGATCAAAGGTTCTCTAAGATCGCTTTTGACGTAGGACCTGCTCCAGCTGCTCACGCACCTTCCGTTAAGTCTCTCGGTATCTCCTCTCAGTTAACAGGTAGCCGTGCTGACATCATCATAGCAGACGATATAGAAGTACCTAACAACTCTGCTACTCAAGGTATGCGTGATAAGCTCGATGAACAAGTAAAAGAGTTTGAAGCTATTATAAAGCCCTTAGACACCTCTAGGATTCTCTTTCTAGGTACACCTCAATGCGAGGACTCTATCTATAACAAACTGCGTGAGAGAGGCTATGACGCTCGTATATGGACCTCTGAGTACCCACAACAAGACTTAGTGTTAAAGAACTACGACAATGACATAGCCCCTTTCCTACAAGAACAGATAACAGAAGAGACAGTAGGACACACTACAGAGCCTCTTAGGTTCTCTGATATGGACCTAGAAGAGCGTAAGCTATCGTATGGGCGTACAGGGTATGCTTTACAGTTCATGCTTAATCCTAGGCTATCTGACGCTGATAGGTATCCTTTGAAGATTAACGATCTTATTATAACAGATATTGATAGTGACCTAGCTCCTGAGAAGATTATATGGTCCAGTGATCCTGATAACGAAAACAAAGACCTTCCCAATGTAGGACTAGGTGGAGATCGATACCACAGACCTTCTAAGACTTTAGGGGACATGGTAGAGTACACTGGTTCTGTCTTGTCTATTGACCCTAGTGGTAGAGGAAAGGATGAAACAGGGTACGCTGTAGTTAAGATGCTTAACGGTCAACTCTTTGTTCCTGATGCTGGTGGTCTAAAAGGTGGTTACGATGATCAAACTCTTAAACAACTAGTACACATCGCTAAGTCGAACAAGGTTAACAAGATTATCATAGAGTCTAACTTTGGTGATGGTATGTTCATGGAACTACTTAAACCTATCCTTATGACTTCCTACCCTTGTTCTGTTGAAGAAGTAAGACACTCTAAACAAAAA